AAACAATGGTATGGCCCGTAACAAGACCGTTGAACCACCCGGAACCGGATACCAGTTCTTGTATTCCTCAGCCAAAATGTCGTTAATGTCTTCCGCGCTTGTGTGCCAAATCAGCGTCTGATCGGCTGGAATTTGGTCAAAGACAGAAGGGTGGCATTGCGAGGCAATGAAGTACTTGCAGCCTGGGACAATCGTCTGCACAAAGCGCTTGTTGAACTCTCTGGCGTCCACCTGAATGTAAGCCGAAGGCGTAAGGCCTTGGTCAATGCAATACTGATAGGCATTGTTCAAGCAGATCAGCTTAACACCGCGATCTCGAAGCTCACGAACCTTCTCAATGTCCCGCTTTAACGACGGGCCACCGCCTACAAGCATGACTTCAACGTCGTTTGTCGGGTGCGGCGCGACCTGCTGCAGGCCCCGCTTAATGCTATGGCGCACGTTATTACGCACCTCTTCAAGCTCTGTATTCAGCTTGCCAGAGACCTCGATGTCCTCAACAGGCACCCAGGCGGAGACGTAAAACATGCACGAAATGCTGTCCTCTTTGGACCAGTGAATGATGCAGTTTCGGTCACGAAACTTCTGCAACCACCACTCGTAAGGCTTGACGGTCAAATGCAAGGGATGGCCGATCATGCCACCCATCACGTCATCCACCGTTGAAATCTGGAAAAACACGTGTTTGCAGGCCGCTAGGCAGTTATCCAGCACCTTATCCACGTCAGAGGTTGGAATATGCTCTAAAACGTCCGTACAGAAGCCGTATTTGGCGTTCAAATCAAGCGGTTCTGTGAGGTCTCTTTCCTCAAAACGAAGCGCATGTGCCTGTGTTTTAAGCATAGGAACGATGTCTTCATCGAGGCAATTCGACGCAAAATCGACCAAAGTAACATTCAAACCGCCAAATGCGGCCAATGCCAAGCCTCCGCGGCCTGTTCCACAGCCAAGATCAAGCACCGTATCACCCTTTGCAGGCGATGCTTGAACCAAGAAATCCATTGCGCACTGCTCACCTGGTGCAACCGTCCGATACTCCGGTTTTGACCACATTTCCTTGTAAATGTCCTTCTCAGCAGGGCGCTTTTTGGACAGCAAAATGGGCTTAATTTCGACCTTTGGGGGCTCAGACCGTATTGAGGCGAACATGCTTTCTTCCTTTATGCCAATCGTACAAACGCTTGGGTAAGCGTGAACGGCGGGAAAACAATCGTAAAGGTCTCGTTTAGAGCCTGTTTAGGGCCACCAAAGTCGAGAACAAACGCCGCCGGGTTTCCCGAAACCGACGAGTTATAGATTAACGCCCCATACGGCGTGAATGTCACACCGGTAAACGAAATATCCGAAAAATCCACCAAAACCGTGTTGCTTGACACGGTTACAGGAAGGGACGTTAGAAGGCCACCACCGGCCGCATAGCTTCCGCTTGCTGCCACCTCATTTGTGGCCGTGTAAGCCGTCGTAGCGGCCGTAAAAGAGGCGTTATTGTCGTAAAGCGCGATCTTGAACTGATCTCCACCCGTACCAAAGGTGTGAACGCCCTCAAAGAGCTCTTTTTTAAACGAATCGCAGACGAAATTGCCAGTAAAAGCCATGTTTTAAGGTCCTGGTGAAGCCGATTGCATGGGCAAACGCAGCATGCCATCCCTGTACTCGTCGCGACGACGGCGTCCCTGCTGCTCCATTCCAAGGCCTTGGATGGCCTGCTTGTAGCTGTTATCGAAGTACTGAAGCATCTCCATCGGGCCCTTGGTGTAGCTGTAGGCTTGAATCAAGCAGGCGTACAGAAGGGCCTCAGGGGCGTTCGTGCTGATCCAGGTGGTTGGGTTGGATGCGGAGAGCTGCGGAGGCCTGTAGATGTACCCCATCTGCACCGTGTAACTTAAATCAGGCGTGGGAGCGATCTGGAAGGTGTTTTGGTCCCACACAGAGTAATACTTGGGCACACCCGTCTCGGTGTAATCCGGCCAATACTCACGAATGAAGGAGTTGTCACGGAAATCCAAAAAGACGCGGTCATCACCAACCACCACCATCAAATAGCGATGAGTAAGAATAGTAGAAGGAGCCTCCAGGAATCGATTTCCTGTAGTAAGCGTTCCAGTGCTTTCCTGCTTAAAAACGTCAAGGTCAATGTCCCTTAAAATGCGGTTCTCGGCCATCGTAATGAACGTGTTAATGACCGAATTGGAGAAGACATTGCTGTCCACTTCCGTGTAATTGCGAATGTTGGTTACAAGCTCGTCGTAGGTCATGTGATCACCACCGATACCGGGCTAATTTTGATGTCCATAAACAAGGGTTTATCAATCGTATCAGGCGCCATGTTAATAGTGTTATTCGCTGTTCCAACGCTCTGAAACGCGGAAAACCCAGGCGCTCCAACGAACACGGACACCGGTTCGATTCTGTCTGGACGCGGATCGCGTAATGCAATCGCATCCCCCCTGTACTTAAGTGGGTCAAGCTGCGGCTCCTTCGGCTCGTAGTCCTCCGGACACACCATAAACCCACGCCAATTTTTCTTTAAAGTCTGATACGCGTACCGCTGACCACAGTAATCACAGAGACCGTAAGAGAATTTGCCGGTTGCAAAAGCCATCTCACTCCCCGTAATCGGGCACAAACGACACGCTGGCCGTATCCCGATCCTCTAAAGCCGCCCGTTGGAAGTCCTCTTCGTACATCATCTTCAAAGCAGGAACCCTGTCGGGGGCAAATTTAAGGGCAAGGTAATAGGCTAGGCCCGAAACCAAGCACGGTAAAAACCGGAAGTTAACATCGGCCGTGTTGGTGTAACCACCGGCATCTTGAATGCGACGAATACGGTAATAAACAAAAGTGTATGCCTGATCTGCCGCAGGATAAAAGAACACCTTGAACGTGTTGGCTCGCTGAACATAATACTGAGCAGGCCTTGCCTGCGTTGTTTTGTCAGGAACATTCAAGTACTCCTCACGGCTAATCCGGTCAATCGTAATGTCCGTCTGCTGGCCCTGAGACGTGTCCCGAATGACAGCAGAAAGCACGTTCACCGTGTCTGTATCAAGCGTAATCTCAGCATCACCCTGGGTCAGAGCATATGTCCTTTGCTCAATCGTCCACAGGTTCAAACCACGATTGGCCCAGTCCAGAAACACAAGATTTAACGAACGACGCGCAGAGTTAAGCTGATAACCCGAGGTCATCCGCATTCCACATCGCTCAAACGCCTCTTCAACAAGGTCGTCGATGTTTAAATCAAAGGTGGTTGTGCCCGAAGTTGTCATTCGTTGTATAAGTTGTCAAAAGTAACGGTTGGGTCCATGTAACTGTCGTCCTGCTCAGCACAATGTATCCACTGACTTGGCCTAAAATCAGGAGCACCGGTTCCGGTCTCCCAATACGCAGGACTTGTCACGCGAACACGATTGTTCGGCAAAGCCACGATGTTACCCGTCCACTTACCGGCATCTGTCAACATCAGCACATGGCTTTGTTTGTGCTGTGAAGGACAATCAGCCACTTCGCTTTCCGCATAGTCTACCGTAAACAGGTATCTTCCGGTGTAAAACTCCCCGTCAATCTTGCACATCCAGGGGCTCGGAGACGTCCTTGCAAACTTAATGACCGTGTGATGGTGCGAAGGACAATCCCAAGGCTGCGCCAAATGCGTTGGCATCCTCTCGGGCCACTCATCCAAGGCGATGTCACCAACCAATGCCGTAATCGGCATACGGGCCCACATCGCCCCGCCATGAACGTTCTCTTCACCTTCTGCATCACTTTCACAGCCCGTAAAGACCAGTTGAAAGCTTAAACACCTATCCGGCATGGAGGTAACTGCGATTGCCATGGCATGCAGGTACTCCCCATGATACTTCTGATGCATGTGCGTAAATTCACGCCTCACCCAGCACTTAAAGTACGGGATGTTGCTGATCAGATACGACATTACTTGCCGCGCATCCCGCCGCCAGCCATCATTTTCTTCTTAACGGCACCACCAGCAGCATAGCCCTTCTTCATCATGCCGCCGCCGGCCATCATCTTCTTAGCCATGCCGCCTTTTGCCATCATGACAGGGCCTGTCTTGTTGCTTGTCTCAGAAACCATCTTGTTTTTAGGGCCCGATCCAACTGCACCACCGCCTCTGGTTGCACTACCCATTCCACGTCCAGCCATGATTAACTCCTTTTCGTAGATTTCTTGGCCGTTAAGGCCGACTGTTTAAAAGCTTTTGCTGTAGGAGCACCCTTGGCGCCCACTTTACGCATCTTTTCGCCCGATCCAGCCGCAATGCGCTTGCGCTTTGCGTGGATATTGGCGTATAAGCCTGGTTTTTTAACTGACATGTTTGTGCTCCGAGATCATTCGGTCGATCTTATATTCCAGGCGATCAAACCGATCAATAATTTGTTGCATGTCCGCCCTGAATTCGGCTCGGGTTATGTGATCACGAGCCATTTCCTCGCGTGTGCGGTTGAGCAAAATGCTTAACCGGTTCAACTCGTCAAACTTTCCCTTAAGCAGGAAAACCATGACGGCCACCACGAAACTTAGTCCGGCGTTCCATAACATCATTTCCATGGTCTAGCACTTCCACCTTTTTCTCGCTTGCCGAAGACGACTGTTTGGGTCTTTAGCGGCTTCAGGGAACTTCTTCATCTGACCCGCAGAGCGCGCACAAAAAGATTTACGTCGCGCAGCTCGTGCTGGCGACGGCTTGTCTTCTGTAACCGCAGTTTTTAGCTTTGAGCCAGGGTTGGCCTTACGGTAGGCTTTTACGCCTTTTTCCGTCATGCCGGCACCGGCCTTGGTGGGCCGGAAATTACCCGACTTCACCGAGGTTTTGATGCCCATGCCCTTG